GTGGAATGGCAGACACGCCATCTTGAGGGGGTGGTGAGCGTACGCTCGTGAGGGTTCAAGTCCCTCCAACCGCACCAAGCTGATTAAATAAGGGCTTACAGGTAATTCTGTAAGCCCTTATTTTTGTTTGACATCATAAAGTCTTGCGTGGTTTGACATCATTTTGACATCAGAATATTTTAGAGATACGTTCCACGATATCATCTTCCATTTTAGGTGTCACATGTGAGTAGGTATCCATTGTTTCTTGAAATGACGCGTGCCCTAGACGTTCTTGTATGGCTTTCATATTGGCTCCATTTTCGATTAGAAGGGTGGCATGGGTATGTCTAGTACCATGCATAGTAAAAGAGGGCTTACCGATTAAATTGGCGTATTTCTTACATAGCTTGCTGACTTCATCAGGGCAGCGAGGAGCGCCTTTTATGCCAGGGAATACAAGGTTATTATTAATCCAGTTCATGGTTTTAATTCTGCGCTTGTCTATGACCGTTTTATGCTTCATAAGCTCCTGGAGCGTTTCCGTATCAATGGCAATTATCCGTTTTGAGGATGTGGTCTTAGTTGTATTAGATATAACTGCAGTAGATCCGATTTTGAGGGCAGTCTGAGAAATGGATATAGTTGATTTTTTGACATCGATATCCGACCATCTAAGCCCTAATAATTCAGAACGCCGCATACCTGTTGCAAATGCTAATTTAAATAGCGCATGATGTTCTGTATTTGATATATTGGATAAGAAGTCTTTTACTTCATCTGTAGATAACGTTACCATATGCCGAACTTTAATCTGCTTTGGCCGGTCTATGTTTCTCATGTAGTTTTTAGGGATGATGTCATCTTTTACCGCCTGCTCTAATATGGAACCTAGAATTGTCATGGTATATGATATAGTCCTTGATGACAATCCGTCCATTGATTCAAAGACATACCGTAATGTATTAGGTTTAATTTCGGCTAACTTCACGCCACCGATTTTATCTCTTATGTAACGATTGATAATACCAGTATAACTTTGATATGTGGCAGGGGTTATGGTCTTTTCTTTTAGTTGTAACCATATATTAATCCAGGTATTTAATGAAATAGTATCATCGAAATTAGCACATGATTGATTAGTATTTATGTATTTCTCCATAGCTTCTATGGCCGCTTTTCTAGTGGTGCCATAAAAGAATTTACGCTTACCGTTGATGGTTTTCGATACCTGGTATCGTCCATCGGCTCTCTTTTTTGCCATAAAAATAACCTCCTAGGCCTAAATTTGGGTATATTAAATAAGCCTTAGAGGTTTTGTGGTATAATGATATTGGAGTAAAAATGAAATACCTTTTCTCTAAGGCTAGGTATGTAGTTTTTAGTAGCCCCCACTGCGGTGGGGGCTTATTTTTTTGTGCCTAATCTTACGTTTGCTCTAGATAGATTAAAAATCTATCCTGTGTATCTATTGGCATGTCCGCAATGTTTGCATAACACTGAAACAAGAAGGGCTTTATTGCTCGATCATCGTCATCAATACCGTTAAATACAGATAAGAAGTCGACAATAAATTGTTTTTTTAGATAATCAGTTTTTAGTAAAACCATCATCGATAACATTACCCCATATACACCCTTAAGATATACTTTTTCGTTTTTTCCAATCTTTTTATTTTCTTTCTTTATTAAAAAATTTCCAAGTAAACATTTTGACAATGTGCTAGAAGGAATTTTTCGTGTCTCATCAGTTCTAAGAGCAGTAAAATCAAGATTATGTGCTGCTGCATTTCGAAATACTCTAATTGCTTCTAATGCGCAAATAATAAAATTAGTTTTATCATTAAGTGGAATTGTCCTGCTGGTTTCGTCAGGCAACAATGCGTTTACAACGTCATCGCGTTGGGTGTTCTTTAATAGTTTAAAAAGATTAATGGAATTACTAAATGATAGGTTCTTTAATAGTATCCAAGGCGGGATGTGATTATGGTGTTCACGATAATATAAAGTAGGGTTGCTTGCGATTTTATTATCATTTCTTGTTTTTAAACATTCGAGTTGAACCGCATCAAACGTCAATACATTATTAGGACTTTGATAAGACTCTTTATATTTTGACTTTGCTAAATATACTGACATATCTACACCAAAATCTCTAGATAAAGTGTAAGCTAGTTTCGTTTTAAATATATTTTCAATAAACATACTATATTTTAGTATGAATGCTTGTATAGATCTGTCAAACATAGAAAGGCTATATAACTGTTCTATAGTAGTACTTTCAATAAAATATTCTCCGTTTGGCATAAAATATCTTTGGTAACGATTGATTAGATCGTAATAAGATATTGTATCTAAAGCGTGCATTGCAAACTCTGAATCACTTATATTTAGGTTCCTAGTACGTAATAATTCAATTTGTTCCTCGTAAGTTTTAAAAGGCTTGTCATAAATTGTCAAAATTTAGCCTCCTATATAATAAAAGGAGCCCTCGCTACCAATGATAGCAAGGGCTCCAGTGTCCAACAGTCACGCAATGTGGAAAGGGACAGTTCACTATCATCAGTATACATCATGTAAAATAAGTTTTCAATACTTATTCTCTTGTGAGTAAAACAGTATCACCTATCTTTATAGGCGTTATTATAGGTGCGGAAAGATTGGCAGAAATATCATCTTTATTGACATTTAATGGCACGGTTCGAGCAATAGTTTTTTGAAGTACAGATACTGGACTAAATAGAGTGCTAGTACGTCTAACAATGCGTTGGCATACAGCGAATCTAGCATAAGGGGCTGTAACTTCAATAACCGCCTTTATGCCGTCGTAAGCGCCGTAGTTTACACCATCTATAATTAAGTCTTCACCTGGCTCAATTATACGTAAAACATCACCCTCCTTGGCGCCATCGTTTAGACCATAATTGATTAATACTGTGTTTTCGTTTTCAATAGCAATAATTTTATAAGTATCAAACATAACATCCTCTCCTTTTATCACAACATATGATGGTAAAAGTCTATTTGACCAAGCTCATAGTCCTCTAGCTGAGATATTCTCACCATACGTTCAACCAAGTTCACGTGTTCATTTAAGTAAAAATCATCATTTATAATATGCATTAATTCATGTTTAATTTCCTCTCTCATGCGATCATGAGGGAGGTTTTTGTTTATGTAGATGTTATGAGTATCTACATCTTCACATTCCTCTGACACAGCATTGGCATGTGGCAAGTCGCAGTAAATCAAATTTACAACCAACGATAACACTCTCCCTTGTGTGTATTACTTGTGTTTAGATTTTAAGAACTCTATGTATTTGACTGTTTCTTCCATCTCCTCTTTAGACATATCTTTTGCAGCAGAAAAAAGCATGCGTGCACCTGGACGTGTGCGTAAGTATTCCGCGAATTCGGCGGCTTCAGAGTTTGTGTAGTACCCTTTGGTTTCACTAGGGATAGTTATTTCCTCACCGATTTCGGCTAACTCATCAGGCTTTATATTTAAGCCTTTGCAAATTTTTATTATGTTATCAATTGAAGCACCACCGACATTTCTTAATATAGAAAATAATGTGGAAGGTGGCATACCTATTTTGGCTGCAAATTCACGTTGGGTGCCTTGTTCTTTTATTTTCTCTTTTAAATAATCTTCTCGAGTCATTTTAGAAACTCCTATTTAAATAACCTATATCTGTATAATACCAATTAATGTTCGAAATATCAATATATAAAACCGAAATTTCAAACATTAAATATATTTAAACGAAATTTCAATATAAATTTATTTGACTTGCACGAAATATAAAGCTACAATTAAGCCATAAAGATGAACGAAATATCGGACATCTGATATTAAAAATTATATCTATATGTTAGGAGGTGAATTTATGTACCCAAACCTTAACGCGGAAATGGCCAGACAGGGGTGGACTCGAAAAGATTTAGCAAATAAAACAGGCATTCGATATCAAACATTGAATGAAAAGCTAAATGGTAAGCGTCCTTTTACATTCCCTGAAACGGTCAAAATAAAGAAGGCTTTATCGACGGAACTACCACTTGAGCAAATTTTTTTTAATCTAAATATCCGAAATATAAAGCAAGTGAATAACGCCAGAAAGGACTAAAAATTAAATAGAAAAATAAAAACCACTAACAAAAGTCAGTGGCAGTAGATGGGAAGTGAAAATATGGAGTTTGTCATCGGATATATTATAGGGCTCGTGCTGACAGGAATTTTGATTATTGTAGTTGCTGGACGTGAGTCTTAAGCCGTTGAGCTTATATCAGAAATTATGTGAAAGAAGATAAAGCCACCAACAACGTTAGTGGCAGTAGAGAGGAGGAGCTATGAATATAGAGAAAGAGTATATCCCAAAAGAACACAAAGAACTAGTAGTAGCAGCTAGACCATTAGTGGATTGGATAAGAAAAAACGGCACACCTCATACGACGATATTGGTGACAGACACTTTTGTGAATGTGTGCAATACCAAAATTGGCGTGCCGATAGATGATTAGTCATCTAATTTTACGTTGTGGTTTATGGACTAAATACTGATGCACGAATCTCCCTTTTGAAGATGCATTCAAAAAAGATTGAAATAAACCTTCACTACAGCCGAAGTATTGGTATACGGAACCATTTTTGAACCGCACTTGAATGATGCCATCTTCATACCCAATAGCGGAAACATTTGAAGATGATACATTTATCATTTCCACAATAAACACCTCCTTTCAAGGTGATTATATCAAAAGTATTTATTGTGTCGAAAGGAGATATACATGAATAGAAATAAACTCTGCGTCACAGTTGATGAAGCTGCGGAGTTGGCTAGTGTAGCACCTGCTGTCATTCGCCAATGGGCGGAAGACTTTGATTTTCCGTCCATGAAGATTGGACAGCGTGGCGGTAAACGCTTAATTCATTTAGATTCGTTTAATGCCTGGTTGGCGAAAAGATGCCAGGCAAGAATTGGAGAATAGAAAGGAATAAACAATGATGAAGTTGATTTGGGCATTAAGAGCCGTAGCGTTCCTAATGATCACAGGGACGATAGGTTCTATAGAAATTAACAGAATTGATTTCTATACTGCAATTCTTCAAATCTTGCTTGGGTTTGTGCTTTTAATCTTAAGCAATTACTGGGCAAGGGAAATAAAATTTTATTCAAGAAAAAAAGCCCGCTAATAGCAATTGGAAAGACTAGCGGGCGTAGGCAAATTATACCTAAGGTAATTATACCATGGAAGAGAAAAATGCAAAAAAAATCGAAATCATATTAACACCTAAAGAAAATAGCAACGGTTATAACATGGAATTTATTGTTAATAAAGATGAATTTAATGGTAACGCAACAGAAGTTGCTGCTCTTTTGGTTTCAGCTGCTTATAACTTCGGTTATAAAAATCTTGATACCACACAATTTATAGCATTTTTAGCAGCTACAAAAGATATGTGTGAAGAGCAAGAAGAACTGGCTCTTATAAATGATTTTCTTAATACATTTGAAAAGGAGAAAACAAATGAATGAAAAACAACAAATCTTAAATCTAACTAATATTTGTGATGGAAAGTTAGAAGCTGAATTTGAGGAAATGTACAAAGATGCATTACGAAAAATTTCAAAAGGTCAGAAAGCTAAAATCACCATTAACATTGAAATGTTACGAGTTCCAGATACTGATACCATCGTAGAACTTGGTTACAATATTAAATCAACATTACCAGCTATCTCACGTCGTGCTATCGGGTCTTATGCGGACGACTTCACAGTAAAAGTTGATGTCAACGAAAAACCGCAATTAGAAGTCCTAACATTTAATTCAACTACTGAAAAGAGAGGTTAACACAATGGAAGAAAAATTTAACTTAAATGTACAAACAGAAAATGGTGAAGTAATTATTCGTCATGGTGAAGCCAATGACGTATTTCAATATAACGGATTTAGATATGAACTTAGTAGCACGGAATCATTCGTTAAAGGCGTAAAAGCTAAAGGCGACCCTAAGAAATCCGTTATTACATATTCAGATAGAAAAGTTGTGGCCGTAACAGACTGTACCGTAACAGATCGTACGCAAGACAAAATTGTATACGCATTTCAAAAAAGCGAACAGTTTAAAGAATGGGATTCCATCTTTGGTCTAAGTTTAACGCAAAAAGAAATGCTTGATTTACTCCGAATTCATGAACATGAAATCGAAGATTACGAAAAGCTTTTAATTGCTGTTAGAAATTTCAAATACGTAACACAAACGGAAGGCGATTTTACTCGAACTGATGATGATAACTATGTTATGAGCATCAAAGTAAAAGAAGCTGAAGGTACTTTAAAGATGCCTCGCTTTATCTTTGTAAACATGGTAATTCTTAATGAAAGTCAATTCACTCAAAAAATTGAAGTGCAATTAGACATCATTAAACCTAAAGATGAAGGGGATAAATTATCGTTCAAGTTATCTTGTCCAATCTTGAATCGTTATGTTAAAGATGCTATCAAATCTGAAACCGATTTAATTAAATCTGAATTAACCAATTACTTGTTATTGTCTGGTACTCAAGAATAAGGAGCAAATGCATGGGAGAATCAATCAAAATTAATTCATTTGAATTAGAAAATGTAAAGCGTGTTAAAGCTGTGTCTTATGAACCATCACCTAATGGATTAACTATTATTGGTGGAAAGAATGGACAGGGGAAAACATCTATCCTTGATGCCATTGCTTGGACACTAGGTGGTGCGAAATTTGAACCATCTAGTGCAGTACGTGATGGAAGTTATAATCCGCCTAAATTAGAAGTTAAGTTATCTAATGGACTAGTTGTTACACGTAGTGGTAATAGCAGCACATTAAAAGTCGTTGATCCAGAAGGTAAAAAATCCGGTCAACGTATTTTAGATGGCTTCATTGGCCAATTAGCCTTAGACCTTCCTAAGTTCATGGAAATGAGTGATAAGGAAAAGGCAAATGAACTTTTGAAATTATTGGGCGTAGAAGACGAACTAAATAAACTCGAAGGTAAACACCAAGAGGTATATGCAAAACGTCATTCTATAGGGCAAATTGCAACTCAGAAAGACAAGTACGCTAAAGAGTTAGTTGGTTATGATGATGTGCCACTCGAACCGATTAGCGCATCGGAACTTATCCAACAACAACAAGCCATCTTATTAAAGAATGCGGAAAATCAAAAAAAGCGGAACAATGTTTCTGCTATTCAAGCTCAAATGGTCACCATCAACAACTTAGTTGATGAAACGCAAAAGAAGCTTGAAGAACTGCAAGCTAAGCAAGCACAATTAGCTGAAGATTATGATATTTCAACAACGGCAGCCAAAGACCTTGAGGATGAATCGACAGCTGAACTCGAGGAGCAAATCAAAAATGTAGATGCTATCAATCAAAAGGTACATGCTAATCAAGAACGTGCTAGAGCATTACAAGAAGCTGCTGATTATAAAGCAGATTATGACAACTTGACTGGTGAACTTGAAACTATCAGAGAAGATAAAAACAAACTGCTTGAATCTGTACAAATGCCATTATCAGGATTATCCATTCAAGATGGCGTCCTTATCTACAATGATCGTCAATGGGATTGCATGTCCGGTGCGGAACAGTTAAAAGTAGCTACAGCAATTGTTAGAGCTTTAAATCCTAAGTGTGGATTTGTACTTATGGATAAACTCGAACAAATGGATGTAGATACTATGAAAGAATTTGGGGCTTGGCTTGAATCGGAAGGACTACAGGTCATTGCTACTCGTGTTACTAATAACCAAGATGAATGTTCCATCATTATTGAAGATGGACACATTAAAGGTGAAGAGTACAGTAATGTAGCAGCACCAGTTAATGAAACTAAACCTGAAAATGAATGGGGTGATTTTTAATGAACATTATAACCGGTAAACGTAAACGTGCTCAAAAGGTCGTCATTTATGGCGTCGAGGGGATTGGTAAAACAACATTCGCAAGTCAATTCCCATCGCCTGTATTTATTGATACAGAAGGCAGTACGGACCACTTAAATGTGGCTCGTACTGATAAGCCTACATCATGGCAAATGCTTGTTTCTTATGTGAAAGAGTTCGCAATGATGCCAGGTCTATATCGGACACTAGTAATCGATACTATCGATTGGGCTGAACAGTTGTGCGTTGAATATATCTGCGCACAACACCAAAAGAAAGGAATTGAGGACTTTGGGTATGGTAATGGATATGTGTTTGTTCGTGAGGAAATGGGCCGATTCCTTAATCTACTAGATGAAGTGATTGATGCTGGTATGAATGTAGTTCTTACAGCACATGCTCAAATTAGAAAATTTGAACAACCGGACGAACTAGGCGCCTATGATCGATTTGAATTAAAACTTGGTAAGAAAACCGGCAGCCAGACATCTCCTCTTATTAAGGAATGGGCGGACATGGTACTCTTTGCCAATTATAAAAACGAAATCATCACTACTCAAACAAACAAACAAAAAGAAAGCAACCAATGGTAAGCGTTTAATGTACGCTACTCATAACCCTGCATGGGATGCCAAAAACCGGCATGGATTGCCAGACATGATGCCATTTGAATACAGCCAAATCGCTCATGTAATTCCAGAAGATTTATTAGCAACCATTGCTGCAGAACATATTCTAAAGGAAGATCCTAACAAGTATCCTCCAGAGGTGATGCAAGCAGCAAAAGATCAAGTTGGAACGGTTCAAGAAAAGCCAAAAGTTGAGCCTAAAACTAAAGCAGCAACAGAAGAACATGATACTCCACTAGTTGAAACACCTATCCCTAAAGCATTGAGAGACTTAATGGCTAAAGATGGTGTGTCATTAGATCAAGTACAGTCGGTTGTTGTTGCACGGGGGAAATATCCTCAAGGTACGCCTTTTGAAAATTATGATCCAGAATTCGTTAATGGGTGGATTATCCCATTCTGGCCAAATATTGTTGAAGCAATTAAGAAAGGAAATTAATTATTATGACAACACAAAGCAACTTTGAAACATTCGGTAAAGCAGAAGAAGTATATTCATTTGACCAACCTATTTTAGCGGAAGAACGTGAATATACGTTACTTGAAGCTGGTTCTTATCCATTTGTAATCACAGATGTAGCAAAGAAATTTTATGAACCTAAAGAAGGTAGCAAGCTGCCATCTTGTCCACAAGCTCAAATTACCCTAGAAGTAGATGGTGGCGATCAAGGCAAAACAAAATTGATTCACAACTTATTCTATACAAAGTCAACCATTTGGAAAGTTACAGAATTATTTATGGCCGTAGGTCTTGCTAAGAAAGGTGAAAACTACAATCCTGACCCTGAACAATTATTGGGTAAGTCAGCCATGTGTGAATTGTCACAACAAGGCTATGTGAAAAATGATGGTAATAATGGTACTCGTAACGAAATTAAAAAATGTTTTGCAAGTCCTAATGCTCAAACCAATGGATACGGTACATTCTAATGAAACTTAGACCGTATCAACAACAGGCTGTAGACTTGATATGGCATGAATGGGAAACGGTTAATAAAACATTGTTGGTTCTTCCGACTGGTACAGGTAAAACAATTTGTTTTGCCAAAGTTGCTGAGGAAGCGGTTCGCAGGGGTAAGCGTGTTCTTATCCTTGCGCATCGTGAAGAACTATTACAGCAAGCTTCTGACAAAATTATGAGTGCGTCAGGACTTACAACGGCAATGGAAAAGGCTGAACATACATGTCTTGGACAATGGGACCGCATCATAGTCGGTTCTGTTCAAACATTATGCAAAGATAAACGATTGTCAATGTTCAGTAAAACCTACTTTGATGTCATTATCATTGATGAAGCACATCATGCTGTATCTAGTAGCTATCAAGCTATATTAAATTACTTTGACCAAGCAAAAGTATTAGGCGTTACGGCTACACCAGATCGCTCGGATATGAAAAATCTAGGACGTGTATTTGAAAGTTTAGCATTTGAATATACACTACCTAAAGCTATTCAAGAGGGGTTCTTATCTAAGATTAAAGTACAAACATTACCGCTCACATTAGATATCTCATCGGTTAAGATTTCAACTGGTGATTTTGCCGTAGGTGATATTGGTAGGGTATTAGAGCCTTACTTAGAAGAAATAGCTAATAAATTAATGGAATACAGAGATAGAAAAATCGTCGTATTCTTACCATTAATTGCTACCAGTCAACGATTCTGTGAAATTCTCAACGAGCGAGGATTTAAAGCAGCAGAAGTAAACGGTAAAAGCCAAGACCGTACAGAAATTACACAAGCATTTGCTGAAGGTAAATATAATGTACTTTGTAATTCAATGTTGCTCACGGAAGGATGGGATTGTCCAAGCGTTGATTGTGTTATTGTATTACGTCCTACTCGGTCTCGTGCCTTGTATTGTCAAATGATAGGACGTGGCACACGGCTTTCACCGGGTAAAGATCATCTATTAATTTTAGATTTTCTATGGCATGTAGAACGTCACGAATTATGTAGACCTGCTCATTTAATCGCTAAGTCAGACGATGTGGCTAAACGCATGACGGAAATTCTTGAAGAAAAAGGAATGGACCTTGAAGAATGCGAAAGGGATGCAGAATCTGATGTATTAGCTCAACGTGAAGAAGCACTTGCAAAAGAACTCGCTGCCATGCGTAAGAAAAAAGCACAACTCGTTGATCCATTGCAATTTGAGTTTTCTATCCAAGCTGAAGACCTTACCCATTATGTTCCGGCCTTTGGTTGGCAAATGAGTTCGATTACGGATAGTCAAAAGAAAACGCTTGAGCAATTTGGGATTAATGGTGACAACATTGAAGATGCTGGCAAAGCATCTATGCTCATTGATAGATTACAAAAACGTCGTGAAGAAGGCTTGTCTACCCCTAAACAAATTAGATTCCTTGAAAACAAAGGATTTAAAAATGTAGGAACATGGAGCAATAACCAAGCCTCTAAGATGATTAGTCGTATTAGTGCTAGTGGTTGGCGCATTCCTAAAGGTGTAGTGCCTGCCACATACAAGCCACCTGTAGAAGAATTCAGTTCCCCATGGTAAGGAGTAAGAATGGAAAGCAAAATTGATTTACGAGAATTACTCGAATATATAGACCCTTCCCAATGCTCCTATGAGGAATGGTTAAACGTAGGACTTGCTCTTCATCAAGAGGGCTATCCTATGTTTATATGGGAAGAATGGTCTGCAGATGATGGAGAACGATTCCATGAAGGTGAATGTGCTGCTAAATGGGAGTCATTTGGTCGATATACTGGAAAACTTGTTACCGGGGCCACGATCACTCAAATGGCAAAAGAAAACGGATGGACATCTAAACGTAAACTTGAAAATAATGAAGCATTAAGTTTTGATTCTATGGTATTGGCCACAACTCCGGAACAATATCAAGTCGTTGATAAGAACTGGATTGAAGAATCAGATGTTCATATTCCTAAATCCTATTCCTTAGAACAACGTAAACAAGATATTGTCACCTATCTGACTACGTTATTTGAGCCAGAGGAGTACGTTGGATATGTAGTTAATACATTCTCCTTACCAGATGGGAAACAGTCTCCTACGATGGGAAATTATAGCCGTACGGTACAACAAATCATAGATGGTATTAATGGTACAACACAATTAGAAAATGTGTTTGGCAGCTTTAACAAAGAAATGGGCGCATGGATTCGCTTTAATCCAATTGATGGTAAAGGTGTTAAGAATGATAACGTAACCGCATTTCGGTATATGCTCTTAGAATCTGACAATATGTCACTCGGAAAACAAAAAGCCATTCTTGAACAATTAGAATTACCAATTGCAGCCATGGTATTTAGTGGTGGTAAATCAATTCATGCTATCGTTAAAGTTGATGCTTACTCCTACGAGGAATACAGAAAGCGTGTTGACTTTATATATTCCATCGCCCAGAAAAATGGCTTTAAACCAGATAAAAAGAATCGTAACCCTAGCCGATTATCAAGGATGCCGGGCGTTATGCGTGACGGTAAACCACAATTCCTTATGGCAACCAATATTGGTAAAGAAAACTATAAGGAATGGGAAGAATGGATCGCATCCGTTAATGATGATTTACCAGAACCGGAAGAACTTGACGCATTATGGGATAACATGCCAGACCTAGCACCGCCATTAATTGAAGGAATTCTTCGTGAAGGTCATAAAATGCTCATTGCTGGACCATCTAAAGCCGGCAAATCATTTGCGTTAATTCAATTGTGCATTTCCATTGCTGAAGGTAGACCATGGTTTGGATTTGACTGCACGCAAGGCAAAGTTCTATACGTCAATTTGGAACTTGATAGGGCATCTTGTTTGCATCGGTTTAAAGATGTATACGAGGCCCTTGAACAACAACCAACAAACATTGGGAATATATCCATATGGAATTTAAGGGGTAAGTCCTTACCAATGGACCAATTGGCTCCTAAGCTTATCCGCAGGGCTCAAAAGCGTAACTACAAGGCTATCATTATTGACCCTATCTATAAGGTTATTACAGGCGATGAAAATAGTGCCGACCAAATGGCTAATTTCTGTAACCAGTTTGACAAAGTATGTACTGAACTTAAATGCGCAGTTATTTATTGTCATCACCATTCCAAAGGCAGTCAAACTGGTAAGCGGTCTATGGACCGTGCATCCGGTTCCGGTGTATTCGCTCGTGATCCAGATGCATTACTTGACTTACTAGAACTTGAACTCGAGAACATGAATGAGGATAAACTCCAAGATGCTCCTATTGATACTAGCCAATGTACTGCATGGCGAATGGAAGGAACACTTCGAGAATATCCTAAGTTTAAACCGGTGGATTTATGGTTTGAATACCCTATTCACAAAGTGGATACAAACGGGTTCCTTGCAATGGCTCAATTTGATAGCCCACAACAAAAGGGCGCTAATGTTATAAACAAACGCAAAAAAGCTGCTAAAGAAAAGAAAAAAGAGCAAATTGTTGATACATTCAATATTGCTGATGCAGAAAATGGTTTTACTGGACAAGTAGAAATAAAACGGGTTGCCGAACTTATGGAAGTAAGTGAAAAAACATTACGTCGTTATTTAAAAGAAAGCCCTGTTTATAATATCAATCTTGGTAAGCTTATAGACCCTAATTTAGAATGTAAACCAATTGATGAAAATTGAGGTTTATATAGGGACAAAATTAGGGACAAACGCTCTTATATATATAAGTGTATGTCCTTGTATGTATTTGTCCCAATGTAAGGTGGATTCAAGCTAAGGGGGTAAGGAAAAGGATTTCTAAAATCATCCTTTTCTTACCTCTTCCCCTTAGGTTGAACCCTACATTACAAAAGGGCTTTGAAAATTGTTTTGGTTATTATCAATAAAGGAGGATTGGTTATTGATTATTGAATTTTTCATTCCTCTTAAAAAGGTCCCTACTGTTACACATCAAACTAAGCAGGTGAATACACAACATGGTAAGCCTATCTTTTATGAATCCGATAAGTTGAAACAAGCTAAACAAATATTTTTAGATGGTTTAGCTGATCATGTTCCTAGTGAGCCGTTAGAGGGACCGATTCGATTAGTGACAAAGTGGTGTTTTGGTAAGCAAAAATGTGTGGCTCCTGAATGGAAGACCACAAAGCCTGATACTGATAACCTTATTAAATTATTTAAGGACTGTATGACGGAGCTAAACTACTGGCATGATGATGCTCAGGTGTGTAGTGAAGTTACTGAAAAGTATTGGAATCCAGTCACAGGAATTTGGGTACACATTGAAACACTAGGAGATTTATAATGAAGAAATTAGTATATATCGCTCACCCTTATGGTGGAAAGAAGAGCAATAAAGAAAAAATAGATAAAATCATGCAAGAACTGGTGATGGTTGATATTACACATGACTATGTATCACCTATCCATAATTATGGGTTCATGTATTTAACCGGAGACCAATATCAATTTGGTTTAGGTATATGTCTAGGCCTACTCAATCATTGTGATGTACTGGTCTTATGTGATGGCTGGGAGACTAGCCGAGGCTGTAAAGGCGAATATGAATACGCCAAGAAACATGGTATTGCTACATTTGTGTTAAGCGAATGGGAAGCAATGAACATGATTTAATTTTTAGTTAGATACTTCTTTCGAAGTTGGTATAAACACAATTCGGACTAAACTACAAATTAAAAAGGGGGAGATGTATTTGAATGAATACGAAATTGAAAAAATCACTAGGTTGGCCACTGAGGTGGCCACAAAAACCTACTATGAATTAGCCAAGAAAGAAAATGCACAGCTAGGTCGTAAACTTCGACACAACACGATCAAGCTGCTTAAGCATTATAGTCAATTACAGTCATACGTAGACAATGCTATCACGGATTCGACACAAGCCGAGGATATATGGCTCAATGAACTGTTAATTGATATGTTTGACGATAAAAGCATTGTGAAAGTAAATGCGATTGTCAAAAGCAAAGAAAAAACAGCATTGATGATGAGGCATGTGAATAACATGCTCGATATCTATGCTGAGAAGTGTAGTGCAAAGCAATTTAAGTATTGTGAGTGTATGCGCAGGTATTATATTGATGGAGAAACATTAGAAGAGATTGCAGCATCATTTCCTGAAAAGCCTGATGTACGAACCATTCATAGGTACATCGCTAGAGGTATTGAAGAGCTATCCGTACTCTTATGGGGTGTAATTGGACTAAACACGAAATTGTCATAAAACTGTCGTGGACATGTCATTCTTGACAATTTATAATGATAGTGTGAGTTAATAGGGAAACGATTAATCTCTCTCGACACAGTGAATACCTAGAACACAAAAGCGAAAAAGCCCTTGCTTCGGCAAGGGCTTTTTGCTATAGGTTAGCTAATCCTATAAGACAGTGCGATCGCAACAGGATGCAAGTTAATGGCAAGTTATATACTAAACGTAAATAACAAACGCGCGTTTACCGTAGTCACGAGCATAACGGCGTTTACCAGTCTTAGGGTCTGTTACATATGCAACAAATTTCTTTGTGCCACGTTTAGACCCGCTTTGAGATGTTTTCGACATATTAGCTGTTCCTTTCATAAATTTCTCTGAAGAGATTTATGGCGGGCCAGCACTATTTATATTATAACCATTATTTATTGATTAAACTAGTATTGAGATGTAAATGAAAAAGACCCCGGAATCCGGGGGCTTTTTCTTAGACGGAACAAGTAAACTTGTTTTGAAATAAAATGAGTTGTAGCTAATAACTCAAAGCATCCTTTATACGTCTAAACATCTCACTAACATAATATCACTAAAATATAAAAAATCAATCGTAGGATTGCAGAAAAGTTTACTTTTATTTTATAAATGAAAAATAGAACGAATATTCCATACTAGATATTGTTTTTATAAAACAATATAACAATATATAGTATATTATGATGATAAAATCGAATATAATTATGCAAAAGAAGAATGGAACGAGGTGAATACGATTGACAGATGTGTATTGTGAAAAGAGGCGATGCCTCAATAATGTAAAAGGTTGGTGTAAGGCCAATGGAATTCATATAGACCATATGTGTAAATCGTATGCACCATCACATTCGTTAGTAAAGACAAAAACCGCAAAGGTTCATAAGGAGTGCGGTAAATATAAGCAAAATAAAGGAGTGCTGAAATAATGGCAGATAACATTATGATCCATTGCGCGTATACAGATTTAGTAGACATTACCTCTGTAGTTCCAAACCCTAGAAATCCTAACCATCATAGTGATAAACAAGTAGAGTTGTTAGCCAAAGTGATAAAAGCACAAGGTTGGCGAGCTCCGATTACGGTGAGCAACCGTTCTGGGTTTATTGTAAGAGGACATGGGCGGTTAATGGCTGCACAATTATTAGGCCTAGATACTGTTCCAATTGACCGGCAGGATTATGAAAGCGAAGCTGCAGAGTATGCAGACCTGATTGCAGACAATAGAATCGCCGAACTATCAGATATCGATAATACCTTATTAGGAGAGTTATTAGCTGATACGGGAGATTTTGCTGAGTTCACAGGTTATTCTGACGATGATATAGCTAGCCTATTAAACCAGGTAATGGCAGATGAAGTTCATGAGGATGATTTTGATGCAGAAGAAGCTATCAAATCAATTAAAGAACCTATGACAAAGTTCGGTGATGTATGGATGTTAGGTGAGCATATGTTATTGTGTGGCGACTCAACAAAGACAGAATCTCTTGATTGTCTACTGGGGGGGGACGTTGTTGATATGGTATTTACAGACCCACCGTATAACGTGGCTTATGAGGGAGGTACAAAGGAAGCTCTTACCATTCAAAACGATAATATGTCAGATGCTGAATTTGATATATTTCTTGATGCTGTATTCGCTTTGGTTAATAAAGCATTAAAACCTGGTGGAGCGTTTTATATCTGCCACTCTGATAGCTGTGGTGGTCAATTTAGACGTGCGATTCGAGATAATGATTTACTTATCAAACAATGCCTGATTTGGGTTAAGAATACATTTGTAATGGGGCGCCAAGATTACCAGTGGAAACACGAACCAATTCTATATGGATGGAAACCTGGTGCTAGTCATAAGTTTTATGGTGGCAGAAAACAATCTACTGTGATTGATGACAATATTCCTCTTGAAATAGAAAAAGATGGAGATGACTATATTCTTCATTTTTCTAATGAAACGGACCATATTGTAGTAAGAGTGCCTGGCTATGAAATAGAAGTTAATAATGGTATTGAATGTGATTCTATATGGCGCTTTAATAAGCCATTAAGAAATGGCGAACATCCAACGATGAAACCGATTGCATTATGTGCGCAGGGAATTAAGAACTCATCTAAACCTGGAGAACTTGTATTCGAACCGTTTGGTGGCTCAGGGTCTACTTTGATTGCCTGCGAACAAACAAAGCGCAGATGTAGATGCATTGAATTAGATCCTAAATACTGTGATGTAATAGTAAAACGATATATCGAATTTATTGGAAGTAATAAAAATGTATATGTGATTAGAAATGGGCAACGCTTAGAATTTTCTGAGGTTGCCAAATAGTTTTTGTAAACAACATGAATTGAGTGAGGTGGTGCTGCCATGTGACGACACATCAGCAAGCGCACAAGGACTACCTAAACGGCATGAAGTATAAGGATATTGCCGAGAAGTACGGTGTGTCATTGGCGACTGTTAAATCGTGGAAGACGCGCTATGGGTGGTTCCGCGATACATCAAAAAAAAGTATGCATACAAAAAATAAAAGTACGCATACAAGAAAACGAGGGGGCCAGCCTGGCAATCATAATGCATTATACAATGCTGGCGGTGCGCCTAAACAAAATCAAAATGCTGTTAAGCATGGATTACTAGCGAAATATTTACCAAAAGAAACTTTAGACATTGTGATGGAAGTCGAGGAATCAAGCCCTATTGATATTCTATATATGAACATAAAAGTTCAATTTGCACGTATTATCCGAGCACAAAAGCTGATGTATGTTGAGGGAATAGAAGACCATACACGGGTCACTGAAAACAGGACAGAGGTTACTATTGACCCGGCTAAAGGAACTAGTCGCTCTGTTCTTAAAACAGATAAGGTCATTTCTTCGGTAGATAAAGAAGTAGTATTTATGAAGGCCCAATCAGTGGCAATGGCCACTTTAACTAAAATGATTCAGCAGTACGACGTTATGTGTCGCAGTCCGCTAGCTACAGACGAACAACGAGCAAGAATTGATAAGATTCGCGCTGAAGTTGCCAATATTTCTATGGGGAATCGGACGATTGATGTTAATGTAAATCACAATCCATTAGCTGGCTTAAGTACTGAAGAAATAAGAAAAGTTATTGAAAAAGAGGATAGATAATATGGAATTCACACCGGCTGTTGTACAGGAGTTCAAATATGAACTTGCGAGACGTGAATTCTTTTATTTTTGCCATCTATTAGAGGGTGACTTTTATGAATACGACCGTCAATATTTAGTTGATTTGTGCGATGCATTACAAGATTTTTATGAGGGCGATATCTACAATGTTCTTATTCTTAATTTACCGCCAAGGCATGGGAAGAGCCGCACAGCCCAGAACCTGTCAAAATGGGTACTTGGTAAAAACCACAAAGAAAAGGTGATGACTGGATCTTACAATGCGACTTTATCCAAGACATTTGCCAAGGGAGTGCGAAATGCAATCAAGGAAGTTAAAGCTGATGAGAATATAACCGTTTTCTCAGATGTATTCCCTGGAGTTGAAATCAAAGAGGGCGATGGAGCAGCTCATATGTGGTCTTTGAAGGATGGTTATAATAGCTATTTGGCTACATCCCCTGACGGTTCATCTACAGGATTTGGTGCGACACTCTTAATAATTGACGACATCATTAAAAACGCTGAAGAAGCCTATAATGAAAACGTCAAAGAGTCACATTGGAGTTGGTTTACAAACACAATGCTCTCTCGATTAGAAGAGGGCGGGAAGATTATTATAATCATGACACGATGGGCTTCAGATGATTTGGCCGGGCGTGCAATCGAGCATTTCAAAGATGATCCTAAGTTCAAATCTAAAGTGATTATGATGAAAGCGGTTCAGGAGGATGGCAGTATGCTGTGCTCGGATGTACTGTCAAAAGATAGCTATCTATCTAAAATTAGAGCAATGGGCGAAGATATTGCATCAGCCAATTACCAACAAGAGCCTATTGATATAAAAGGTAGGCTATACTCTTATTTCAGTACATATGAGGATGTTCCTAGGGATGATAAAGGATATCCACTATTCTCTGCAGTGAAGGCTTACGTAGACTCTGCAGATACCGGCGACGACTTCTTATGCGCTATTGTGTATGGGGTATATAAAGACTATGCATATGTGTTAGATGTATTGTATACAGATGCACCTATGGAAATTACTGAAGAACAAACTGCAGATTTAATAAATCGAAATAGTGTAAATATTGCTGATATAGAGTCTAATAATGGGGGGCGTGGTTTTGCTAGAAATGTTAAACGGATACTAAAAGAAAAGTATCCAGGTAATCGAACAAAGATTACTGCATTCCATCAAAGTAAGAATAAGGAAGCTAGAATATTATCAAATTCAACACAAGTTATGGATTATGTTTTATTCCCAGTTAACTTTAAGGACCGCTGGCCTGAATACTATACATCCATGTATAAGTATCAACGCAAAGGTAAAAATGCACATGATGATGCTCAAGACGCAACGACAGGCGTTGTTGAACGTTTGAATGCGCCTGTTATTAAATCCATCAATTCTGATATTTATTAGGAGGAACTTCATTATATGTTTATTACAAACGAACAGAAGTATGCATACCAGTTATTACATGATGCGTACTATGGGTCCGGGTTATTCTCTTTAGGTCGTGGTTTAAAACAGCATCCAAGAGAAAGCATAGACAATTATAATTTCCGTAAAAAGTTATCAAGCTATTCTAATCATACAGCAGCGATTATTAATGCGAATGTAGATCCTATCTTTAATGATGAAATTCGAAGAGAGTATAAAGAAACGGCTAAATTCAAAGTGTTTTTAAAAGATGCAGATCGATTAGGTACATCATTACAAGAATACATTCAGCAACAAGCTTTGATTGCCAAAATGTATGGTGTTGTGTATGTCATTGTTAACAATGAAGCAGAATTTGGTGAAAGTTTGGCTGATAATGTACGTGATAGACGGCTACCGTATTTAACTTCAGTTGAACCTAGTGATGTGACTGGTTGGAAACTGGATGACAAAGGTCGAATAATTAGATTCGAATATAGAACGATTGTTACTGATGATAATGGAGGTAGTTCAACAGTATATTATGAATGGACAGACACAAAATGGACTATTCGTGACAAAGGGCGGGGCATTATTAATGAAGGTGAACATGGGTTAGGACGTGTTCCTGTAGTGCAATGGTTTGGTCGTAGCACTAAGAAAACAACTATATTACCGCATCCAGAGTTCTATTCGTTAGCACAAAAGAACTATAGAGTTTATCATCTTGATAGTTTATTGACACAGATTTTGAACTCTCAAACATTTTCTACTTTAACAATGCCATCCGATGAAGGTATAGAAGATTTAACCTTGGGTGTCAATAATGTACTACTATATCCATCAGAGGCTAGTCATCCTCCTGCTTTTATTGCTCCAGATAATGGGCCGGCACAAATTATCATGCAAGAAAAGGAAGCGGAAATTAAAGAAATGTACCGCATAGGTGGTGTTGATTCTGTAGTAGGGGTTCAGCAAGAAAAATCAGGGGTTGCTAAACAGTGGGCATTCAAAAGAACAAATCAACGGCTAGCAAACTTCGCTGTACAGTGTGAAAATGCAGAGAAAGCCATTATTGCATTATATGAATTGTGGACTGGCGAGCAGTTGAATTATAAATGCGAATATCCAAGGGACTTTGACATTAATGATGTAGCTGATTGCTTATCTCAAGGACAGCAAGCCCTTGATTTAGGGTTTAAATCTAAAACATATTATGTTGAAGTACTTAAACGCATCCTTGATGGATATATGCCTAATATTGACGGCAATGTATATGATGCCATTGTTAAAGAAGTGGAAGCTACTGCACAGCAAGAAGTATTAGATGACATGTATTCAAATGGAGAAAATCCGGATGAGAACAGTGAGCGACTAGATGAATAAGCATACCGAACGTGTCATACGCGATATAATTGATGAGTTTGAAGCCGAAGTACGTCGATTACTAGACGAAGGGCACACGCCTAAATATGCTGTTAAAGAAGCATATAAAAAATATCCTGTAATGGAAGCAATGAGAGACACGTTAATAGATGAGTTGGTTGAGGAGTGTGCCAGGGGGTATGGTGTAGATATAGGTGTAACCAGTGATGCAGCTAAAAGTGCAATAATCGCAGGCATGCCATATAAATTACAAACCATATCAAAGGCCATGCAGAAGGCGTGGGCTCCAGACGGACTGAATTTATCCAAACGACTGCACAACGCATCCTTAGCCGTGAAGCGTGAAGTAACCCGTACTATTCAAGATGCAATAGTAAAAGGTGAACACACAATGGAAACCGCAAAAGCTTTATTTGATGGTTACGGTAGTGAAACTATTATTTCAAAAGCTGAAATACCAATATTCATAAAACGTATTAATCGATTAAGCATCGTGCTTCCTACAGATAAGATGGGGCGTGATGTTGTAAAACATCAAATCAGAAAAGTACGATATTTAATTGAACAACGCACAACACCTGGGATGAGGGCTGCATATAGCGAACTGATGGATGTAATCGAAAAAGGAAATGCCGCAGCCGTTAATCGTGCGGTGTACGTTGCAACTCAAGAAAAGGCAAGATATCATGCAGAGCGCATTGCGCGGACAGAACGAGCGAGGGCATATGCTGAGGGGGAAATTGCAAGACATTTAGATGATCCTGATGTGGTAGCCTTTCGGTGGCGAATGAGTTCGAGTCACCCTATTGTCGATATTTGCGATGTATATGCTAACGCAGATTTATATGGGTTAGGCCGTGGAGTGTATCCAAAGGATAAGTTCCCACATTTGCCAGCACATCCACATTGCCTTTGTCGCATTATGCCAGTTATCGATGGCATGATTAATAATACTGTTGCAAAGCCTAATGTAGAAGCCGGCGGATTGTCATATTTAAAGACGTTGAATAAAACCGAACAAGAACAAATATTAGGGGTAAATGGACGCAACTTAGTAATGAATGGGCATATATCGTGGACTGAAAAAGCTAGGGGGTGGAGTGGAGATGTTTTTAAACGCAGACTCCCGGTGATTGAGAGTCTAAAAGACTACATAAAAGATGGTAAAGTTCGTGTCGAAGAAATCTCAAAACGGAAAGATGGCGAAATTAAAGAAGATGTCAAAGCTCGCATTATAGACTATATTAATTCTCCATATTTTAATAAATCATATGTAGCTCGGCAGAGCATGCATGTAAAAGATGGTAAGCTATATGATGCCTCAAAAAATAAAAGCTATTACGATGTCGAACCATCACATTCTGATGTATTGAAGGCAATAAGAGTTGGAGCGAATAATGGAGGAATAGGGTTTACACGTAATGGCGATTGGAACTATAAAATACTAGTTGATATATACCCACATATTGGGTATGATGTACATGAAGAGACAGGAGCGAAACGGAGTACTAGCTTTGCGACTGTGCATGTATCTAATAAAGGCATTCATATAGTACCGAAGGGAAGTGAACGAAAATGACAGAAAAAGAATTGCGTAGACGATACGATGAAATCAAGTCAGAAAATATTGAAGTCATATTCGTTGATGGAGATACTATGAAAGGCAAATTATTGGGTTATACATCTAGCGTAAATAATGAGCCAGACGAAGCGTCTATAGATGTTGGCGAATATGAATTGTATGCCAGTGAAATCGTAGAAATACGAGAAATTTAAAACTTAATTTAATCAATCAAGCACTTGCTTATGCAGGTGCTTTTTTATTTGCCTTTTTAGTATTGCAGGCGTAAAAGAACAAGACCGCGGTCGTGAGGTGTGGCTCACGAAAATAAAGCGAAGAGGGAAAGTTTATTTTACAGGAGGTCATACAGATGACAAAAGAGGAACTAATTAAGTTAGGGTTAACGGAGGAACAAGCAGAGGCAGTGACTAAGGATTATGGTGAAAACTATGTTTCCAAGAGTCAATTTAATGCCAAGAATGATGAGGCGAAAGCAGCAAAAGCGGCAAAAGAAGTCGTCGACCGTGAGCTTGCTGATGCGCAAGGCAAGCTAGAAAAAATCACCTCTACAGGGATTAAGGATGATGCAGGTATTGTAGCTATGCAGCAACGAATTAAAACCCTGGAGGATTCTGTAGAGGCCGAGCGTAAAGCAAGAGAAAATGCTGATGCACAACGTGTACAGTCTGAAATTTCTGCAGCCGTGGTTGATTCTTTGACGAAGCGTAACGCTATGGATCCTAAGGAATTTTCAAAGCTGATTGTTGGTAACATCAAAGTCAACGAAGATGGTACTTATGGATATATTAAGCCTGATGGTACTAGCGGAACTGTTGACGATTGCGTAGATGAATGGCTAAAAGGTAAAGATTATGCAATTAAAGATGTACAAAAACGCGGGAGTGGTTCAGGCACAAGTGGTGCAGGAAGCAACAATTCTGGCAGTAATAAGCCAGTAGGTTTAAAGGGGGCCGTAGCGGCTGCTATTGAAGCCCAATAAATTTTATAAATTCTAATAACGGAGGAATAAACTAATGCCAATTACATTAGCTGAAGCAAAACTTAACATACAAGACGATTTACAAATGGGAGTTATTGATGAATTCCGTAAATCGTCTTTTTTATTTGAAAACTTAACATTTGATGATGCTGTATCTCCTACTGGCGGTGGCGGTACTTTAACCTATGGTTATACTCGATTATTAACACAACCAACTGCAGATTTCCGTGATATTAATGCTGAATACACACCTCAAAGTGTAACTCGTAAACGTCATACTGTTGATTTGAAAGTATTTGGCGGATCCTTTGAAATCGACCGTGTAATCGCTAAAATGGGTGGTATTGTTGATGAAGTAACATTACAAATCGAGCAAAAGGTCAAGGCTGCAACTGCATTGTTTAATGACACAGTTATTAATGGCGACACTGGTACCAACGCTAAAGCATTTGATGGTTTAGACAAGGCGCTTTTAGGTTCTTCTACTGAATATACACCTACAGCAGCTATTGATTTGTCTGATAGTGGTGCTATTGATGCAAACTACAAGACATTCTTAGACCAACTCGATGAATTCCTTTTAGGCTTGGATGGTGCGCCATCTGCCATTATGGGCAACTCTAAATTGATTGCTAAAATTCGAGCAGTAGCTAGACGTTCTGCGATGTACTCTACTCAATTAAATGAATTCGGACAACAAGTTGAATATTACGGCATTACACCGTTAGTTGACCTTGGTGCCAAAGCTGGTAGCAATGATCCTGTGGTAGGTATTAATGGTCAAGGTGAAACTTCTTTATATGTCGCACGCCTTGGCCTCGATGGTTTCCACGGCGTATCTCTTGCGGGCGATAATGTGGTTAACTTATGGCTCCCTGACTTCACTTCTTCCGGAGCTGTAAAGAAAGGCGAGGTCGAAATGGTTGCCGCGGTTGCATTAAAAGCATCTAAAGCTGCAGGTGTATTCCGCAAAATTAAAGTTAAATAAGGAGGTCAATTATGCCGATTATTAAATCTCCAGTACCTGATTATACAGGTCAAACTGGTTCAGTTGTATTTGTGAATGGGGAAGGCTTTACCGAAGATGCCAACCACATTGAATGGTTTAAAGAGCACGGCTATGAAGTTGTGGAAGATAAACCTGTAAAGGAACCTAAAAATACAACCCCAAAGGCTGACAAAGAGCCTAAGGATGAAAATCCTCCGGACAAAGATCCTGAGGACAAAGAGCCTAAGGATGAGGGCACTGAGGATAAAACCTCCGGCAAGGGTTCCGGTAAAAAATAATTGCTATGAATAGCCAGGATATTTTCAACAAGCGTATTTGTCAGGCAGTAAAAGCAAGTACTATTGAAGTTCGAGATACTGCACAGGAGAAACATAGATTTACCTCGAGAACAGGGAATTTAGAAAAGGCTGTTGATTATCGAATTTCTAATAGTGGAATGCAAGGGGTTGTATTTATTGATAGTGATGTCGCTAAATACGGCCCTTTTGTACATGCAGGGACACCAGCACATGTAATTCGGCCGCATTTTAAGAAGATATTGAGATTCGTACCACAAGGCGGTAATGGGTTTATATTTGCTAGGAAAGTGGTTCACCCTGGGACTGCCCCAGATCCATTTTTGTATGAAGCGTTGCAGAATAATATCTCAAATATTACTAGTATTTTTTCCAGATACACCGGTATTGCACTAGATGATGTGGCACAAGGGCTAGTAAAAGATGAAATTACGCTGAGTTTTGAAATATAAGGAGTACTGTATGCTATATAATTTTGAAGATATGGCCGACCTATTAGGGGATGAATTGCTAACGCAAGAGGTAACAGAGACCGCTGTATCCAAAGCAGAACAATGGCTATATGTACTTGCGGATAGATTGGGTGTGTCAAAGGATAAAGTTATACGTAGTTTTACTATCGATGAATTAGTCCTTGCATATATCTATCGAGAAGTCTGCGTTAATAAATCGTATGCTTTACCAGGAAGTTATACTAGTAATGGTTCGACGGATGACTTTTATTCTAAAAAATTAGAATACTATGAAGCTCGTATTAAATTATTGGAATCGCGAATAACACCGGAGCAGCTTACAGGTAACCCTACAGAGTACAAAGGATATCGTTCTGTTGAAATCTATAGGGGGTAATATGTGGTTTGAGTTAATGAAACATATTAAAGATATCATTGTTAGCTCCGGATATGATTTTAATGTTATATTAGGTGCTATGCGCCCGCAGGCTGCTAAGATTGATAGTCATGGAGTTATTATGGTTATTCGAGGAGAAACTATGCCAGGAGATAACTCTGTGCAATCTGAAATGCAACAGGAATTGTTTATTGAAGTTTGGGGACGGAATGATGACCCGGACCTATCAGTTGGATACGAACTAATAGCAAACCTAGAAACAAAACTTGAAAAAATCATAACTAAGCTGCGGGATGATTGTGGATGTTTAAATCCCAATATATGTATCTTGCAAGATAGCGGTTATCAAATCATCGATATTAAATGTACAAGTAAAGTAGGCGACCATGATTCAGTACGGCCATTGATTGGCACACAGTACAGGTTTGTGGCTCGCCTTATTAATTTAAATGAAGAAACAAACGGAGGTATCTACTAATGCCAGCTCAACCAGCTACAGCAAAAAAACTTTATAAACCGCAACAGGGGGCAATGCCTACTGCCGGTAAAAATTATTTGATTTATGTTAATGTTGGCACCGACGAAACAACAGGTGCTGAATGGCTTTTATTAGGTGGACAACGTACAGGTGATGTATCTCGTAAAGCTGATAGCATCGACGCATCTCATAAAGGCACTGATGGCTGGAAGTCTACTATCCCAGGCCTTAAAGAATGGTCCATCGACCTTGAAACATTGCTTATGCCTAATGAAGAATCGTTGCAATTGTTAGATGAAGCGTTCTTGAACGATGATCTTATCAACATTAAAATCGAATACCCTAATAAAGCATATATGACAGGTATTTGCTCCATTACAGAATTGTCTATGAACACACCACATGACGATGTGGCAACGTATAAAGGCAGTTTAAATGGCGTAGGTGCATTGTCTGAATTGAAACAACCATAATTTATATTTGATATAAGGAGTGCGCACTCATGAAAAAAATCCCATGTGATGTATTTAATACTGGCGAAACAATTTACTTTACGATTGGTCGAATTGCTGAACTTGAACAGCTATGGGGCGAACCTATTTTTAAAGCTGTACAAAGTGGCACAATGACATTTAATCAGCTTATTACTGCATTCGTTGTTGGTATGAAACAACACGGCAAAAAGCGTGATTATATCTATTACCAAGATAAATTACAAGAATTGTTTGATGAAGGCACGGTTCAATATAGCGACCTAGTAGAATTAATCGTTCAAGCGTTAATTGGTAGCGGTGTCTTTGGTAAGGCTGCATACTATGCATTGTTTCCGGAAGAAGCTGACGAAAAAGCACAATCTGAAGTAGAAGCAGAGGCAGTAGAAGCAAAAAACTAGAAGGGGGCTATACAGCCCCCTCTTTTAATTTATGGATAACTAAGGCCGAGCGTACAGCTTATGGTCCACTCAATTTAAAGCCTTGGGAATTTATGAAACTAAGCCCTATGGAATATTACAAACTGGTGGAAGGGTACGAATTGCGAATGGAGATTGAGGACCATAGACAGGCTTATTTTACGTGCATAATGACAAACGTTCATATTGCTGGCAATAAGCGGTTAAAAGTCGAGGACATCATGAAGCAATTACACCCTATTACGTTGGCACAACGCAAAACGGAAGAAAAGTTATTCATGGAAGAATTTAGACAGGCGGGAGGTGAGATATAAGAAAATGGCAGATTCACAAATCAATGTACGCATAGTTGGTTCATCTAGCGGTGCGGAACAAGCGCTTGATAGGGTGGCTAAGAAAGCGGAAAATGCACTAGGAAAAGACGTTACTGCTTCGATGGAGGCTGTTAAAAGCAAAGCGCAGAAGATCTTCGGCATAGAAATTCCTAGTATCATGAACGCTGCAAAAAGTGGTGCTGCATTTGGTGCTGCGGCAATAGGTATTGAAGCTGCAGGGCGAGCCATGAAAGATATGGCAGTTAGTGCTGTTCAAACCACCGACCAACTTACACAGATTAGGGCACGTATCAATCTAATTAATGACGGCAGTCAGTCTACTGCTGAAATTATGGACAAGATTTATAGCGCGGTTAACCGTTCTCGTGGTAGCTATTTAGATATGGCCGATAGTGTTGCTAAGTTGAATATGCTTGCAAAAGACGCATTCTCATCTAATGACGAAGCAATCTATTTTGTTGAACAGTTAAATAAGCAATTCAAAATCTCAGGTGCTAGCGTTGAAGAAACAACATCAGCTATGTACCAGTTAACGCAAGCAATGGCAGCTGGTAAGCTACAAGGGGACGAATTTCACTCAATCATGGAAAATGCTCCGATGTTGGCACAATCTATTGCCAGTGAAATGGGCCTTACTGTCGGTCAATTGAAGGAAATGAGCTCGCAAGGGCTTATTACTGCTGACATTATCAAGGAAGCCTTATTCAATAGTGCAGAAGAAACAAATGCTAAGTTTGCAGAAATTCCTATAACGTTCCAAGATATAGGAACGCAAGTTCAGAATGAATTAATAGCTGCATTTCAACCGGCTATGGAAGAAATAAGCAACATGACAAGTTCAGGTGTATTGAACGATGCACTTGCTGGGTTGTCTATTGCCTTTCGTTTAGTTGGTACTGCTGCACAAGCAGCCATTATTACTGTAAGGGGTGCATTTAGTGCGTTATCGGTTGTAATTGGTACAGCTAAGAATATTGTTACGAGCTTTGCGAACCTGTTTAGAACCGCCATGCCAGGGGTTGCCACTGCCATTGTAGGTGTTACCACTGCATTTATTACTTATAAAGCGACAGTCGCATTATGTAGCGCTCAAACTGCTGCATTGACTGTAAAAACTGTAGCGTTAAAAACTGCACAAGTCGCCTCTGCAATTGCAACTAGGGCTTATGCGGTAGCAATGACTGTTGTTAAAGTAGCTATTCAAGGTACTATCTTATCGATAGGCGCATTGACTTTGGGGACTACTGTCCTTAAATCTCTGTTTCTAGCTTTAAGAAGTAGTACATTAGCTGCAGCTACTGCTCAACGTGTATTAAACGTTGTAATGAAGGCAAACCCAGTTGGAATATTAATATCCGTCATTATGACTTTGGTCGGTGTATTTGCGACTGCATCTGCTGCATCTAATGGGTTCGGTAATACGTTAAGCTCTGTATTTTCAACTATTGTGCACACAGCTGTTTGGGGTGTGAATAAAATTATTGAAGGGCTTAACTGGTTAATTGCAAAACTTAATAGCGTAGGCGATAAAGTCG